CGAACCATTTATACATGAAGTCTGTGAAAGAAGAATATCGTTCACTGTGCGGCACCCAGTCCCAGATGTGCGCAAACAGGTTGATAAGTTTGGTAGGAACACGCATGGTCAAATCAAAGTAGTCGCCGTGCGTCACCCATACGTCATCATAGATGTATTCGTCTACAACTGTGATGTTGGCTAGTTCAATACCTTCTTTAATAAAAGGGCGTACAAACTCATCGTGGTTGCCGGGTATATAGATGACTCTCATACGCTCTGAGAGCTTCAGTATGCGACGAATAACTTCTGTATGGGCCTTGGGCCAATAATGTCGTCTACGTAGTGCCCAAGCGTCTATAATGTCTCCTACCAAGAAAAGATAATCGGCAGTGAAGCTGTCTAAAAATTTATGTAGCTTTTGTGCCTTACAGCCTTTAGTGCCTAGGTGCACATCACTGATGAATACCGCTCTATAGTGAGGCTTCTGAATTTCCTTCGGCATCGTTTTCAAGCCCCTCTTGATTCTGATAAATCACTTGAAGTAGACGCTCGTTGTGATCACGTAAGCGATTTACCTCACCTCTCAAAAACTCTATATGATTTATTGCGTCCCCTAATAAGTTATTCATATCGGGGTCCATCTGTTTCCACATTTCTAAACGATTCAATATATTGCTCATTTGTGTTGGTCCTCTTCTTGGCACCCATGTATTTCAGCAAAAAATAAGTCAAGCCCTGAAAAGCACATAGGACAAAAGCTCACAGGCAAGACGCCTAAGTAGCCATCTACGCCTCCTTCTAGCTCAATATCAAATTCACATGAGCAAACAGTGCAGACAAGTTCTGCGTTAGATTCTACAGGCTGATGCATTTACGCCACCATTAATTGTACAAGATTCATTGCTACGGCTGTCCCACTGACAGCACTTCCTATTAAAATTGCTCTGTCGTTCCAGACACAGCCTACGTATACCCACCCGATACTGCTGATGCAATAGGCTGTCTGGCCATAGAAACTTAATCCAGAGCTAATTAAAAATACCCCGGCAACTGCCAGTAGCATAGACACCCACTTTACATACCAATCAACAGTGCCGGTTGGCGTAGTAGGTTTAATCTCTTCATACTGTACTTGTAAGTCATCTAGCTCCTGCTGAAGACGTTTCTTTTCAGTGGCAAGTTCCATAGCAAGTTTTCCTGCTTTAGACATCTGACTGCCTTTAAACTGCTCCTGAGTCTCTTCAGACACGAGTTCTTCCTCACGTGTTGCCGGTGCGCTTGACATGTTTATCCTTGACAACTCATGCATTCATCCCCGTCAAAATCTTTAAGGGCGTCACGCTCAACTGCCATCCCTACTTTATCTGCAGACACGCCAGCGTTTGTACGCAGGTAGTACAGCCCTTTTAAGCCTTCCTTCCACGCCTTGATATGTACAGAGTTTACGTACGCTTTAGGAGAACCTGAAGGAAAGAACAAATTTACTGACTGTCCTTGGCAAACAAACTCCTGCCTCTTCGCCGCATGTTCAACAACCCACGCTTGATCTAGTTCAAAGGCTGTTTTAAACACTTCTTTTTCTTCGTCTGTAAGAAAATCTAAGTGCTGAACAGACCCTTCGTTTGAAATGATCGACTTCCACGTGCTGTCTGTATTTTCGCCGTGCGTTTCTAATACGTCCTCTAACGCCTTGTTCTTAACCAGATGCGCACCTGCACGAGTTCTGTGTGTATACGCATTCGATTTGATAGGTTCGATAGACGCACTGCACCCACAGATAATAGACGAGTTAGCATTCGGAGCAATCGCAAGTAGATGCGCATTACGCATTCCGGTACCTGCCATGTCAGGGGCCTCTCCCCGTTCTTTTGCGAGTTGTTTAGATTCCGCAACAGCTTCCTCCTTTATACGCTTAAACATCTGATAGTTTTCACTGGTAGGACGGAAGTCTTTCTGTCCATTGTATTCACCCTCCCACGGGATACCCTTAGATTGTAAGTACCCGTGGAAGCCCATAGCACCTAAGCCGATGGACCGCTCTCTTTCAGCAGAGAATTTAGCTTTTCCAAGTTCGTCTGGTGCATTGTCGATAAAGAATTGAAGTACGTTGTCCAAGAATCGGACAAGGTCTCTGACCATTCCGGTGTCTTTCCATTCGTCGTACTTTTCAAGGTTGACTGAGGAGAGACAACAGACTGCCGTGCGCTCTTCACTTGTTGGGAGGTGGATCTCGTTGCAGAGGTTAGACCCCATAATGCGTAATCCAAGTTCTTTTTGAGCATCGGGTAAGCCTGCGTTGGCTGTGTCGATAAAATTGATGTAAGGGCTACCAGTTCGGAAACGAGCTTCCAATATTCGTTGCCAAAGTCCTCTAGCTGGGATTGTATCTCTGACCATTCCTGTGTGAGGGTCTCTAAGTTCCCATGTTGCGTCATCACGTACTGCCTCCATAAAAGCGTTAGTTACATTGACAGCGTTGAATAGATTGAAACACTTTCGATCTACATCTCCGCCGGTTGGCACCTTAATGTTGATAAATTCAACAATGTCAGGGTGCGAGACATCTAAGTATGCCGCATAGCTACCCTTACGAGTTTTGCCTTGCTTCCATGCTTGCATACCAGAATCAATAACTTTCATATGCGGAATCGGTCCTAATGACTTATCACTGACTCCACGAATTTCTGACCAGTGTCCTCCTACACCGCCACCTTTTACACTAAGCCAAGCGACTTCAGAGTTATGACCGATGAGAGACTCCAAGTTATCACCAACATAACCAAGGAAACAAGAAATAGGAAGTCCCTTAACCTCTTGGTCCGATTTGGGCGCATTGCTAAGTACTGGACTAGCAAACATAAACCACCGCTTGCTAGCATAATCATAGATGCGTTGAGCAAAGTCATAGTCTCCCTCGCAATAGGCCATAGCCGCACGTGCAAATGCGTCCTGTGGTGAGTTTTCTTCGGGCAACATATAGTAATCTTTTAAGATTTTCATCGCTTGATCTGACAGGTGCTGATCACGTGAATAGTCGGTCTTGATCATATAAGTCCTCAATCTGTGTTGTTGTGATGTCGTGGTTGAAAAGATTTGCTCTTGCGAGATCCGACAGAGGTATACCCATTTTTTTAGAGATTGCAGACATAAAAAACAAAAGTTCTCCTAAATGTTCTGCAACTTCTTCATATGAAACGACAAGCTGATCTTCTTCATTTTGACGAAGTATTTCTTGTGCCGCATTAACATGTTTACGAATCTCGGTGCACATCTGAATATACGTCTTGTCAGAATCGGTAAAGTGCTGGTAAGTGTCGAGACCTACATCAGGTGACTGAATCTGCGTCATGGATAGGATTTTCCGCTTGATCTTGAAACTGGGTAAACATCTTATTGTAAGAGTGTTTTACTTGCTGTAGCACAAAGCGATCTTCGGGATCCATGTTGTCGTAATCCTCTGCGACCGTGTTGATCATCTGACCGGCAAACAGTAAGACACTTTTAAGTTGATTTTCTGGCATGTTGATTCGTATTTTTCTACGCATCGGAACGTCCTTTCATTCTGTTAACTAAGCGATTCAAATAGAATTGTGCTTTCTGATAATCTTCAATGCCATTTTTCCAAGGTCCACGTACTAAATATTCAATGGCACGATCCCAATCGGAATAGTCTTCATAAGGCATTACCTTACCTTCTCGCATTAGCTTCTTTGCAAGTGATTCACGAATGTCAATTAACTCAAGTCCGTCGTGTATTACATAATGAGACGGCTTATTAACAACATCACTACTGCTTGTCTCGTTGTACTTTTCATCATCATGCCAATGTAGCAATTCATTTAACTTGTCTAATTGCTGTTTAACGGTAAGTTCACTCATGCTTCACCTTTAGTTGGAGATTGTAAAAGCTCTAAATCTTCTTCAGATAGCTCATTCATAAATTCAGCCATCTGCTGTCCTTCTTCCTGATCTAGCGTAAAGTATCCTTCAGATATAGCTATCTCACCGATATCGATCAGTTGATCAGGCTGGTGCTGAGAAAGATATACAAGACCTGCAATGATACCTATCGCATCTGCAACGGCTGAACCCTCTGGTGTATCAGGATCAAACCCTTCATCGGGCTTCGTGATATTAAACCCGTACTGAAATTTCATATCGCCATTTTGTTCGATGCTCATTTTCAGGTAGGCTTCATTTTCGTTTACCGTAAACTTCATTCTTCAAACCACTCCTCAGGGATTAATTTATCTGCAAACAAAAAGTCGTGTTTATCGCACCAGTCTGCATAACTTGTTCTAGACCCTTTTCGGATCTTTGTTCGGCTATTTGTAAATACAAAGCGAATGTCGTATTCACCTTCGTACTGCTCACGTATCCAGATATGCTTCTTCCTATCCTCTAACGTAAAACGGCCTTTTGTTTCAATGATGATACCGTTAGGTAGCACAAAATCTGGGGTGTACGTTCTTTCCATGGAAGGCTGTACAAAACAAATCTTTGACTTTGGATCTTCATAGACAATCTTAAATCCTTTGCTTTTGATCTGCTCTGCTACATGATGCTCTAGGCCAGAACGGTATCCGTATTTCTTTGCGGCGTTACTCTTTGCCATTAGGATTCTCAGGTTCGTTGTATACAGTGTAATACTTCCATGGCCGTGTCTTTGCGTTGCTAGCTGTAGAAGGTTTGTATTGTAGGTCCTCCCAGCAATGAAACTTGTAATCACAGTACGCACAAGTACTACACAAGAATCGGTTGCCAGTAGGGTTACGACGAAAGGTCTCTTCTACATCTTCAAAACAGCGTTCTAGCGGCTTGTCGGATGCGATAACACGCTTAGTGTCAACCATGTCCTTTTCGACACGCTTCACAACTTCAGGGTCTTCCTTGGCCTCTACAAACGACCACTCGCCCGTGACCTTGTTGATAGCAATCCATCCACCAAAAGGTTGGCCGGTTGCCTTGGCGTAGCCATAGCCTTGCGATACGTAACCGAATGGATCATCCTTGACCATGCTATCAAAGTCTTTGAACTTGTTCTGGAAAGAGTACGGTGAGGCTGACTTTACATCCCATACTTTGCCATCAATCATGACATCGTATTCGCCTTTGATCGTATCACCATCCAATTCCATCTGGCACTTACCAGAAGAAGATTCGATAGGAACCCCGGCCAGTTTCATTACGAACAAAGACAATGTTTCAATTGCATCGCCAATCAACATCTTCATTACAAAGTCGTAAGGTTTCGCTTCTGCAAAATTAGGATAGTGTTTTTGAAACCACAACTGGCAAGTGGGTCTACCTAGATTACTCATGCGCAATGAAAAGTCTTTACGAGGTTCAGTAAACTGCTTTCGCAAAGACTGCTTAAACTGTTCACCGGCCTCTTCAATTAATTCATCGGACACAGGGGATAGGTCCCCTGCACCGATCTTTTGAAGCAACTGACGAACTTTAATTTCATGTTCGTTAGGGATATTCATTTAAAATCCTAGTTCGTCGTCTGCTAGTTCAACATCAACCGCATCAAGAATATTAGAATCTCCTTGACGATTGCGTAGAGCCTCGTCGTGCTTATTACGCACTTCGTCATTGACCACCTTTATCGTCTCTAGAATGTTACGCATTGTTTCTGCATCTTCTTGAGTCAGTTCAAGGATGTTTGAAAAGTCAGGGGCGAAGTGTGGCGTAAAGTAAGTCACGGAACCTTTCTTGTGCCGCTGTGTCGTGAGTTTGGATACGACCTGCTGAAAAGAAATGTTCTTATTGTTGCAACCCTCTACAACCTCCTTGCTGAAGTTTAAGAAAGAAACACCTTTTGTGCGGAACAGACAAGGCACGTCAGTCACTGAGGCCTTTTCACCTGTTGCAGTCTCCCCTTCGTAGGACACTGTGCCGTACAAATAGCGGAAGCATGTAATACCTTGATACTTCTTTTTAGCATCTTCAGACAGTGCATGATAGTCCTTGCCTGCTGGACGACCACAGCGGACCGTGCCTTTCTCGTCGATAGGCTCGTCACCCATGCGGTGAATAATAGAGCGATTCACAACTTCATCCGCTTCAGCATCGTAGTGCAGATACTGCATAAAATCACCCAAGACACGAATCGTCGCTTCCTTAGCATACAAAGGAGCATCCCCATATCCTGCTAGAAAGAACAAGCCTTTCTTCAAGTCATTGCCATCGGCATCTTCATCTTGATAGTTGATCTTTAACAGCGGCAGAAGATTTGAAACTTCATCTTGTTGCTGTTGCCCGCCGCCCATCATCGTAAGAAGCTGATTGGCATTCATTTCACTGTACGCCTGTACATTACTCATAAATAACGTCTCCGTTCAACCAGTTATCCCCAGCTTTAATTTCAATGGCGAGGGGAAGTACCATTTCATAATCATACCTGTTTTTAATCTCGTCTACAACTCCCTCCATCGCTTCAACCAAAATATCTTTTACGGTGTCGATTTCATCAGGATGTGTATCCACAACAATACTGTCATGT